CATTTCTACCCTGATTTAGAAGCAACAATCTTAGCTGAAACTACGGGGTCAATAGGTCTTGAAGATGGCACAGAAGGGGCGTCATAATGGCTAGAGCAGATAGCAGAAAAATAAGTTTATTTCCAGCCAACACGGCTATCCCCACTGGCTCGTCGTTTTCGTTTATCAATAGCGGCATCAATTACCAGATAACTGACACTAATTTCATTAGTGCTTTGGGCGTTACTGGCACTATTGTACAAGACGGGTCTGTAACTGGCACAGCAATACTCGACACACAGGGTACTGTTAACAATATTCGCAATCTTGAAGATGGCGCGGGAATATTAACAGCGGTTAGTGCTGAAAATGGTGTTTCTATAAAATGGAATGCGACTCAGGACACTGGCGGTGTTGCTCTTACTGATGGTATTACTGGGTCAGTGATCAATCTCAGATCAATTGTAGCCGCAGCGGGGGTAACTGTAGCTGATACGGGGTCAGGTCAGATACAGATAGGGCTTTCCGCAACACCTGCATCTACTAAAACCGTGCAGGTTAATGCACTTTCGGATTTCCCTACCCCGAGTGCAGGCGTGATTACACTAGCAGCGGACACAGAGTATTTTATCTCTAATGACGTGGATATAGGTGTTAATCGATTCGTGCTCAGTAATGACACGTCATTCAAAGGCGCTTCATCTACTGTAATAACGATAACTAGTTCGCTGGGTAGTGGGTTTTTGTTTACAGGATCAGCGGTAACGGCTGCAATATCAGAATGTATTTTTAATATTTCGGGCATGGATTTAATTAGTTTCGACGGCAATAGTAGCGCTGAAAGCATATCTTTTTTGAACGTGGTCACTCTGGGCGCGACATCATGGGGCACGTTTACTGATACATATTCTGTAGTTTCTATCCTTAATTTTGCTGACTCCCTAACATCCGGTTTTAATTTTGCAGGAACACACACAGCGGTATTGATTGAGGACTGTATAAGCCCTAGTGTTAGCGGTGCGTTTGTTGATCTCGGCACAGCAGTTTTGAGTGCTGGAACTATTGAAACTTGCGTCATAACCAGTGGTGCTAGTGGAACATTGATAACTGGATTGGCTGGAAGTGCCAATGTTAGCGCAAACGGGATAATCACGGCATTAAATAACCGAGTTACCAGCGGGCTAAAGCTTGCGGGCGTTACTATTGATGACGCTAGATTTCAATTCGCACTAAACGACACGATAGCAGACACTCGAACTGATGGCTTGTTGTCAATGCAGGGTAACGCGACTAATACGGTAATCGGCACTCAGAGTGTAGCTGTTTTGACGGCAGGAACTTGGGTAATTGACGAAACTAGCCAGATGACCGGCACAACAGCAGGAAGACTGACGCTAGACACTTTTAAGGATGCAAAACTACCAATAACGGCAAGTGTGACAATTGAACCTGTATCGGGCGGCAGTCAGATGATGGGCGCATGTATAGCCATTAATGGTGTCGCTGTGGCAAACTCACTAAGAACATCCTCGGCATCCTCATCAACGCCTACCTCAATAACAGTACCTTGGCAAGCCTCGCTATCCAATACAGATTATGTAGAAATTTGGGTGTCAAACGAGTCGGGAACCACCGATGTATTAGTAACATCCGCGATACTGAGGGTGAACTAATATGGTCGATACCGTACTACCCATAGCCAATGGATTTTATATCTCTGACTCACTACCGATTAGCGCTCAAGAATGCGTCAATTGGTACGTCAACATCCCACAAGCTCCAGCCTTGGCGGCTGAGACACTTTTTGGAACGCCTGGGGTTTCTCAATTGGCGACCACTGGAACAGTACAGCAGGGGAACCGTGGTGGCTGGAATTTAAAGGGTAAAGCGTATTTTGTCAACGGTACGAGTCTGTATCGTTTAAATGCCGATCTCACGACTGACACGCTGGGAACTATTACTGGGTCAGGGCGTGTGTCTTTAGCTGATAATGGGACTCAATTGTTTATCATGGTTCCTGGTGGTGCGGGTTATATTTTTACCGACGATCCGGACACATTAACAACAATAACAGACCTCGATTTTACTGCTAATGGTGCGCCTCAATATGTGGTGTTTGTTGATGGCTATTTCGTTTTAACGACTGACTCAAAGAAGTTTATTACTAGTGCGTTAAATAATGGCCTTGCTTACGATGCTTTAGATTTCGGAACGGCAGAAGCTAACCCAGATGACACAGTTGCGCCATGGGTATTCAAAAACCAACTATTTATAATGGGCAGCATAACGGGTGAGGGTGAACAAAATGTCGGGGGCAGCGGGTTCCCTTTCACTCGTTCTGGACTGTATTTGAGCAAAGGGGTATCGGCTCCATTATCGCTGATAGATGCGAATGATACTTTCATGTTTATCGGTGCAGGGCAGAACGAAAGCCCCGCTATCTGGTCATTTGTGGGCAATACGGTACAAAAAACCTCAACGACAGCTATTGATAACCTGTTACAAGACCTAACCGAAGCAGAATTGAGCCAGGTGTTTGCGTGGTCTTACGCTGAAAAAGGCGCTTATTTTGTTGGGTTTACACTTCCGACAACCACGGTGGTAATTGATACGATTACAGGTCGCTGGCATGAGCGGAAAAGTCAGCAGCTTGTTAATGGCGTACCTGGCCCCACACGTTTCCGAGTTAATTCCGTTGTTAATGCTTACAGTAAAATAATTGTTGCGGATGCTTTTGATGGTCGAATTGGAGAGATGAGCAGGGATTTTTATACAGAATATGGCGATACGATAATTCGCAGAGTCTCGACACAACCTTTTATCAATCAAATGAATTCTTTTAAGGTGGCTAGGTTAGAATTGACCGTTGAGTCTGGCGTAGGTAATTCCGCAGTTGTTGACCCTCAAATGATGATGGATATAAGCAGCGATGGCGGCAAAACGTTTAAATGCGAGCGTCACAGAAGTATGGGCAAGATTGGCGAATATAACCACAGAGCGATATGGCGCAGGAATGGGCGATACGCTCGAATGTCTGTAATGCGCTTTACGCTAAGTGATGCGGTGAAACCTGTTATAATCTCGTTAGTGGGTGACGTGCTATGAGTCGTCGTGTTTTGTTTGTAGCTCAACCCATAGTAGATGCTAATGGTGTAATGACTAGAACGTTTCAGGAGTGGCAAGCATTAGTTACTAAGCAATTACCATATAACGGTACTGGTAGCCCTGAAACAGTGGTCGAAGCACCACAATACAGTCATTACTACGATAATGCAGGCGGGGCGGGAACTATACATTATATTAAAATGCTAGATGACATTGGTGGTGATAAAACTCAGGGGTGGATATTGGCATGATATTTGAAAGAACTTTCGATGCTGAAGTAGTGAAAAGCGTTATTACGTCGCCGGAAATTTGGGACGTTGTATCAGACGATAGCATGAATATAGAAACCTATGAGCCTGATCCTGTTGGGGTTGTGTTTATCACCGTCACTTCTAATAATGGGGAGATAATGGGTTTATTTACCCTTGCTGTTGTAAATAGCGTTACGCTCAGAGGGCATATAGCAATCCTTCCAGAGTTTAGAAAGATTAGTGGTGAAATTGCTTTGGAGGCGGCAAGGTGGTTTATTGAGAATTGCGGGGAATACACCAAAATAATAGCCGAAATACCCTCTATTTTTCCTAATGTAATGGCGTTTATTAGTAGGTCTGGATTCAATAAAGAAGGTGTCAGGGTTAAAAGCATTATGAAGGGTGGTGTCTTGCACGATGTGCACTTATTCGGAATCACTAAAGACGAATTAATTAAGAGGGTATTATAATGGGGATCGAAACAATAGTGGCAGTAGGTGGAGCCGTAATAGGTGGTGCAAGCTCAGCAGCAGACAGAAGCCAGAACAGCAAGGCTTTAAAAACTCAACAGAAACAAAACGCAAGCAATGCTAGGTTTCTATCCAAGCAGAGCGAAAAAGCAGCGGTGCAAGCCACAGGTTTGTTCGAATCCAGCGCCAAAAATCAACAAGTGGGAATGCAGCGCGCATTAGATATTT